TTATGCTACAACTCCACCATTAACCAAAAGTCTCTCGGCTCCATTACTGCTTCCTGCCCCACCATTTGAGAACCTGTTTGTTACACCGTAGTAGAAATTGGGATTCACAAAAGCATTGGCAGAACCTGTTGTTCTTGCAAGCCTGAAGGCATTTTTTGTGCCAATAAATGTTATCCCTCCCCATGGCAGTTGAATTGTTGTGTCAACATAAGTCTGACACCACACACCATATGCAAATCCCTTAATTACACCACCAATAATAATTGCATTTGAAGGTTCTCCTGCAACATAAACTGCGGAGTTAGCCGTTGAGTCTGTCAGGGTTCCTTTCGCATTCAGATTATTCAGGGTACTTGTTGCCGCCGCACCTGATGCAAAAACGACACCATATCCATCCGTGGCTCTTTCAACAACAATGTTATTGAGGATGTGATCACCAAAGACTGTCGCTCCAGATACTGGAGAGAGAAATACACTATTACCCGCAGCCCTGACAGTCCTGTGGCCATTAACAACAACACCATTAGCTTCACCAGTAATGTATATTCCTGAACCTTTGCTATCAAAATCTACATTATTAATCATTGTTAACTTTGAATTACCCACTCTATCCTGAATACGATAAGCCCCTGAACCAGATTGACCAAATCCTGAAACAATATTGTTTGAGATTACATCTCCATCAACAATGTCTCCAATAAGTATACCTCCAGAGATATTTGAAGAATCTGTTTTGATGCCAACATTATAGATAATATTGGCATCAATAATTGATGGTGGATACGAGACAGAGCCGTCTGCCCCGCCTGAACGATAAATGCCAGTCCAGTTAGTATCACGAATGATATTATGTGCAATCAATATTGAACCGCCGTAAGTTTGATGGCTATTATAGCCAAACTCAATACCGTGCCTTTTATTGATTAGCGATGAATCCTTCGCAGTGAAATCAGAGTTGTAGGTGAGAATTGTGTTATTTGTAATAATAATATCCCTGTCAGCAGACAAGGCGTTCACATTTATTCCCTGGCTGGCATCTGACAGTAGCAAATTACCTATAATTTTACCTCCCTTTGATGCCCCTGGAGTACCAGTGTAAGCGACTATATCACCTCCAGTGGCAAATGTACTGGTTAGGTCCCAATCATTAAGCCAGCATAAATTATCAATAGCTTCCCACTGCCTGCAGCTCTGGAAGAATATCCCTGCATTTTTCCATCCGATGCTTCTGCAGCGCCTAACAAATGCCTGCTTAAGTCCAACCATTCTAAATCCATTTGCAGTTTCAGCAGCCGTAGATGGTGTCGCACTAACGTTTTTAACTTCAAGCCCTTCCAATTGAAAGATTGTTTGGTCATTTTCAGGCGCCATTACACCGTTAATTTCTGGCGCGGTATATTCAACTATCATACCGTCGGCAGTTACCCATGGATTAACGCCAGTAAACAAAAGGCCGACTGATGACCTGAATACGCCAGGACTACCAATACAACGATTTTGAGTGGCCCACCTTGAAAGACCAGTTGCACTGTCAAAGGTATCGTCATCAGGTATAGCACCACATTCTGGCGGAGTGAGAGCATCTTTCTTAACGTTAATCCATCTCCCCTGACCACTAACTGATGATGGCATGATGACTGAGAATCCATCATGGGCCTCTGTGCTAGTTGCATTCCATCTGAAACAACCACCACCAACACCTCTTCCAGCATGAAAGCTTTTTACCGACACTCTCTCCCCGTTATCAATCAGGGACAATTGGGAGAAGGATTGCAAGTCCGCTACCGATTCAAACTCCCCAATCATCGACATGCCATATGGAGCTTCCAAGTCATGTTTTAGCGCGGCAGGATCATACTTCAACACATTAGGAAAATAGAACTGCTGAGCACCATACGCATCATAAACAGCCATAGAATGGCCATGTACAGTAACGAATTTGGCAATCTGTCCGTTATATACCGGATATCCAGCAGCGTTAATGATGATTGGTTGCGAAACAGGAATGTGAGAGCCGTCTTCGTTCTCCACATAAACCTGAATCTGGTTTTCAGGATTTACCGGGTCTGTGTCAATTTTACCGATATAAATTTTGCCATTGGCTACGGCTTTAAAAGAACGCGCCATAGTGAAGAGTTGCGAAGGCATCGATACAATCACATTGGCTGTAATGTCTGTCATTTAATTTGCTCCAGATACAAGGAATCGCCGCAGCATGGCTACGGTGAATTTTGGGCATAAAAAAACCCAGCCGAAGCTGGGTCGTTGCGTTGGTTATTGACCTACACTTTTCGTGCAGGTAGTTAAAGTTTAATTGAGTGGCACGCTCTATCACGTATCGCTGCGAATGAAGCTATCTCTTTAAGTGCCCAGCTTTGCTCAGCCATTAAATGGCGAAGTGCTTTTAGCTCGGCTCTTACTGCTGAAACGTCATACCCCGCTTTTGTCAGAATATCGATTAGTTTATACGCCGGACTGCATTCAACGAGTGCGCTGCGGTCAAGAGCAACAGTATCACCGCATTGCTGCCTGATAATGGCGTAAGGTGCATTTTCAGCAAACCATGAAATCGGGAAGTTAATATCCAGTTTCGGCGCTGGTAACTCTTCTTGTTTGCCGATGAACTCACCTTCAAGCACTACCCTGTGGATGTACTCTACGGCTTGCGGTATCTGAGATGCATCAAGCTCTTCAATACTTTCCACATTGAAACGCTGATGAATCATTGCATAAGCTTCTGGGTACATTAGATGCTTTTTGCTGACTAGCATATTTACAGCATCACGAAGCGGAGTCCTGTCATCAACAGATGTTTTCTTACGTGCATTTTCTGCCTTTCCCTTTGTCCAGTAGTCATGCAGCACAGTAAAGCATTCTTCCTGGTACTGAATCAGTTTATCGCGGATGTCAGCACGAACTTTCTCAGGGTTGATGCTGAACAGCCATCCATTTAACTTCTTCAAAGGAAGGCAGAGTAACTTACGAAGCTTCCCATCAGCGGCAACCATGTTCATATGAACACAGTTGAATTTGCTAATCTGCTTCATGAGTTTTGTTTGCTGCGTTGACCAGCTCATTCCAAGGTTTTCAACGATTGGCTTCATCGCAACATATGCAACTCCGGCAGCCATGGCGGTGATAATTTGCTGACCGTTGAATGGTACGTAAGAGGTGTTCACTGCTTCTAAAATTGCTATACTATTCATGTTGGTTTTTCTCCACGGATTTACTGACAACCGAAGCCCTGACTGTTCCCGCAGTTGGGGCTTCACTGTTTTGATTTCTTTGCCGCATCAAGCATCACTTCTGAAAACGTGCGCTTGCCACTGAATACTCTTTCTCTTCTCAATTTTTCGTTCGTGCCAAATGATTCGCCATGAACAAAATTTGGTCTTAAAATGGTAATCGCAATCTCTTTGACTACTGCATCCAAGCGAATCACACCGTTATCCCCTCTCTCTTCAGGCTGTCCATCACCCGTTTAATTACTTCTGCGCTAAATGAGCGACACTCTTCCTTTGCTTTCTCTTCAAGGATTTTTTCTAACTTCTCTGGCATACGCAGTGTTTTTACCTTCATTGCATCCTCCGTTGTATGTGGTACGCATACATAGTATTTAGGTACGCATTGATAGTCAATAGATACCTACATATCCTGTGGTAAAAATTATTCAGGATGCGCCGATGTCTGATCGTAAGTACAAAAACCCTCAAGTGAATCTGAGGCTTCCTGTAGAGATAAAGGAACGTCTTATTGAACTGGCTGAGGCTAATTCTCGTTCATTAAATGCTGAGATGGTCGCAGCACTTGAAGCATGGACCGAAAAAAACAAACACATTCAAGCACTAGATCTTGCAACTATAGCATCACGATTGATAGATCTTGAGCATGATGTTGAGAAGTTGAAATGCATGTATGGCAACGATGAAAACAAAGGTTAGAGACATAGCCCCATATAGCGTAAGAATGCCAGATAGCCTCAAGCGCGACCTGACCATAAGAGCATCGAAAAACGGACGCTCATTAAATTCAGAAATAGTTATGATCTTGCAAGCCGCTATTGATGAAGAAAAATCACCAAGATCGATAGAAGGTTTTGCTCAACAAGAATCTGAAAAATTTAGGGAGGCTCTTCTTAAGACTCTCAGCAGCATGTACGGAGAAGATAAAAAACCCACCTGACGGTGGGTTTAGTCAAACATAGTGTTTCTAAAGTCTCTCGCATACCCTGCTAACACTCTCATTCTATTATGATTGTTAGCAGACATGTGAGCTACAGGATGAAAAAGAGCAATCAATGAATACCTGTTCTCATCAAAAAGATTTTGTGCATAAACGAGAGCGGTATTGGATGTTTTATGCCACTGCAACTTTTGCGGTGTGCTGATATCTGTGCCATTTTTTATTGGCTCAAATTTATTTTCACCAATTGCTAAATGAAGGTGCATAAGGCCTGCATCTTCAATATCAGGAGGTCGATGATAAGAGGTGTCTCTGCCAAAATAGCTGGGCAACGTTCCCGTAGACTTGTAGATGATAAAATCATCTACAAGTGTTTGTTTTAAATCAGGAAACTCAACAAAAACCGGGGAGAAAAAATAGTCAAAACTATCCTGATTATATTCCACGGTTACTTGCATGTTTTACCTCAGTGGAAGTTACCAGAGTGAAACACACGAGTCCCGTGCTCAGCAAGCGCACGCAAACCAGCCATATCTACGGAACTATCAAAAACAACCGGAACACATGAGCGTTGTTTAATAAGACTATTCAGGTTGGTTACGGCAGATCTGGCATCAGCAACAACGATATAGATATCTCTTGCGATCTCTTTAAAATCAGCAGAAGCTTCTTTGAATACCGATTTCATTGCCCCTTCAAGTCCTCTCAATTGATGCTCTATCAATCGAGACTTTTCTGGTTCAATGATAGACAACACATTGTCTACATTCTCATCGGTAGCGTTTGCAAGAACACGATAAGCGTATTTCAGCATTCGAGACAATTCTTTAATCGAAGACACCGCCTCATGAAGCTCATCATTAGCCCGTTCACTGCTGAATGAGGATTGATGGTAAGCGTGCTGAACGTTATCAGTAACAACCACCTCACAACTGAACGCAGAAGCTTGCTGTAATAGCAAACCTATTGCGACTCCAGCTTTGGCAGCGTTCAAGCTAAACATTTCATCAATCCTATTAGTCTCATTGCTCATACAAACCTCCTTCTTATCGGAGATTATCAATAGCTATGCATCCATTGAATACACGCTATGCGCAATAAGTTTACGTCACGTGATATCATTATGCAACCACCGTTCTATCACCGACTAACTTTACTCCCACTCCTATACATCATCTGGTATCCTGCGCAAAACTAAGGAGGTTGGTGTGTTTGGTATATTAAAGAAAAGCAAGATAAAAAAATTAAGGGCAGAACTCGCCGAAACACAAAAACTGGCTTCACATTTTTACAAAATGAAATACGACGCTGAAGAGCGTGCATTCGTTGAGTTATGCGATTTATCTATTCGTATGGGAGTAGAGCCAGATGTAGCGGCAAAAACTCAACAAGGCATTGATATACTTGCAGATGTTGTTTTAAACAGGCAATATGCGTTTTATCTAAACGAGAAGGCCATTCAGATTTACTCGCAAATCTTCCTCCTAGAAAAAAGAAGAGGAACTCACGATCGAGAAGAGTGGTTAAATGAAGTTGTTAAAAAATCTGGCTGGGAAGTTGTTTCATCAGAACTACCTCTTATTTGTGCTGATTTAATCGAAGAGGCAAAAGAGCGCCTATCCGATGGCTAGACGAATCCATCCGTGGATTACTAATTACTCCTGTGCCATTCCGCTTAGCGATGCCACAATTCCAGCTCTTGCTAAACGCTGGAACTCTTCGTTTCCTAGTGCCTCGCGTATTGCCTTTACGGCGGCCTTATTTGCCATAAATCTGCGTTCCGCCGCCGCTAATGCACCATCACTTGCCCCAACCTTAACTGCCTTTGTTGCCTCTTGAACAGCCTTTTCAATAGCGTAACGACCACTGCGGGATGCAGCTAACTTTTCTATCGTCCCTTTAGCTATAGATCCAGAAACAGCCCCTACAACACCGCCAACAATCCCTCCACCAGTAGTACCAACAATAGCCCCTGATGTTGAATTGCCTATTGCATTGAGAACTGTCATGACAGCTTTTGGCAGTCCTTGCTCAAGAGAGTTAATTGCCGGTATAGAGCGCCCCGTATGCTCTACATATCGCAGTGGTCTGGTTGCTGCTCTGGCAAGGTCGCTGTATGCCCTAGCAATCTTACCCATTTCTGGCGAGTGCCTACTAATGGCAGTAATGTTCTGCGGCGTAAGGATCGACGCTATATGGAATACGCCAGCAGACTCTGATTTACCGCCACGCACCCCTTGCGATACCGCATCTTGTAATATTGATGCAATTGCAGGAGATCGCTCAGACTCTGGCAGCGCGCCAATAATCTGATGAAACTTTCCTGTCCCACTTTTTGATGAATTTTGCAAGGCTTTAATACCATCAGTGACTAACTGATCAGTTGCAAGGTTTCTAAACGCTGCTTCAGCCTGTTCTTGTGCTGTAAATCTTGCTTTTGACAGATCATTAGCTTTTTGCCAGTCATCAAGAAAACCGCCATTTTGAGCCATTATGCGCATATCTTCCGTTGCTGCATCACGAAGCTCCGCCATGCGCCTTGCCGTATTTGCCTCACCAGACCTTATATACTTCTGCTCAGCGTCAGCAAGTTTACTTCGCCATGCCTTCATGGCATCAAACGTGATTCCTTTTTTACCAGTTTTAGCATAAGCAGATGCAAATTGTTTCATCTCAGGAGTTAGCGGCATGCCAGCCAAAATATCACCCTGAATTGTAGCGTTCAGGTTTGACATTCTGGCCTTTGCGTCAGGCATCGTGGAGCGGACGCTATCCCATGCTGCCTTTTCTGAGTTCTTCATTTTATCAATACTTGCTAAAACCCTTTGTTTTATGGCTGCACTTTTTTCTGATGCAGATCCAGCCTCAGCACCAAGTTCATCAAGTGCTGAGTGGAATTTCGACTGTATTTCACTAAAAGCCCTAGTATGTGCATCCTGAACAATTCCTGGTTCGGATGCCAATATCCCTTCGGCTTGTGCAATTCCACGACTTCCAGATCGCATTCCTGGTGTTAATGCGTTTATATCAATTCCAGCAGACTCAGCCGCTTTTGCTACATCTTCGGACACATTAGCGGCCTGACTGGCAATTGACTGACGCCCAGCACCTGACTTTGCCATCCTGGAAACATCATTAGCAGAATTCAGTGCTGCACCACCAAGAGCCTGTGAAACCCTTGGCGCAATAACGCGCCCGACACCTGAAAGAACGCCTTGAGCACCAATATTGATACCACCGTTAACGGCAGCATTTTGTGCAAAATCACCCTCCTGATTTGCAGCATCAGCAAGAGAACCGGCAATCATGTTTCCTGCGGAACCGATGTCTCCTGCGAGCTTTGCTGGCGCTCCAGCAGCTTTTGCTGCTGTGCCAATTGGCAGGAGATACCCACCAATTGTTTCACCGGCTTGCGCGTAAGGGTCTGTCGGTCGATCGACTGGACGATAGACATCATCCAAAACCTTGGGGCCACCAAGCCCCTGGCTGATTGCATTAATCAGACTTGCGCCACCCTGCAATACGTCAAATGGTATGTTTACCAGACCACGACCAGCCTGTTCTGCAATTTGCCCTGCACTTTGACCACCTGTGAGCCAATCACCAGCTTGTTGCATCAATGATGGTTCTTCTTTCTGCTGCTGAGGTGGAGGGTATGCTGCATAAAACTGATCTCTTGCTTCAGCCCATTTGTCACCAGCCTTAGGGGCAACAACCTCATCAAAATATTGCGCTTGAGCCTGTGCTTTCTGTTCTTCAGTTAACGCCTGATACTGTGGAGAAGCGATAACATCTTTCCATGCTTTAGCCATTAATCACCCCATAAAGACGAGAAACCGGACTTATTGCTGTCGCTTCCTGATTTTCGCTCACTAACATATGTGTCATAACCTGATGAACTATATCCCATTGATTCAGCCTCCCTTGCTGCAACCTTTTGAAATACAGAATATTGCGATCGGATTTCAGATAACTGTTTTCTGACGACCTCTTCAGGCTGTGTTATATCGAGTTTCGCGATAAGGTTTTCCAGTTTTTGTCCTTCAGCATTGGAGAGGCTACCCATACCTCGCATAGTCTGCACGTTCTGGACAAACGCACCCGACTTTAATTCTTCTATCGCATTACGGTTTGCAAGCCCTTCAGCACTTGTGAAGCCATCTATATTTCTTCCTTCGAAGCGACCGATACCTTCAAGCTCCTTCTTACCAAGCAAAGAATCTATTTTCTCTATCCCTCGCTCACCAGTAATCAACGCATTGTTGTAATTATTGTTGCCATCAAGCCATCTCTTAGCCTGAGACATTCTGGCTGACGTTGCAGCTTTACCGGTTAGCGGATCAATTCCCGTCGCTGCTATCTGTGAGTTAAGAGACAAAACATCCATATCCTGAAGTTGTCCTGCTCTTTCAAGGGCCGCCTGTGACTGCTTAAACACATACTTGTCGTGATTCAGTCTTGCCATTTGAGCCTTATAGGAAAGATCCTGCCCCCTAATAGCCCTCGCATTCGTCATGTCATTATTGCGAATGGTTTCGTTAATTCTTTGCTGCTCCTGCTGGCGACCAACCATCTTATCCTGAACAGCAAAAGCCTTTTCTGGCCCAAGTGCACCGAGAGACATAGTAGTCAGCATGTGTGATAGCTGCTCTGGATTCTGGATACCTGTCTGAATCATCCAGTCAGCATTAGCACCAACGCGATTTAACCTGTCCTTGTTGTCAGTAATGAATTTACTGTAGGCTTCCGGTCCCTGAGAAAGAGCGACGTTAGCCCTCATGGCTAAATCGCCCATATCGTTGCGTTGCTGCTCATTAAGACCGGAAAACGCCTGTTGTGCCTGCGCAACAAATGCTGGATTTTCCTTGGCAAACTTAAATAGTCCCGATGGATCACCAGAAGCCCATGCATCAGCATGAACCTTATTGAACGCATTAATCGCTTTCTGTTGCTGTTCCTGCTTATAAATATCAGCAGCCCCAGCCAGACCACGTAACGCGGTCAGACCAACGTTATTTGCACCTGATCGAGCCAGTTCATTGTTTTCGCGGATCAGACCAAGCGTTGCGTTAATGTCGCTTGCCTTTGGCGCATTCTCATTTTGCGCACCAATTCCAGCCAGAAAACCACCAGAATTAATACCCTGTTGCCAAGTAGCCATTGATTAACCCTTAAAACAGTGAACCAAGCAGACCAAGACCAGCACCGATACCAGCACCCCACGGAGTTGATAGCTCGAGAGCACTGGCTATGCCACCACCCAAAAGTGCACCGGATGCAGCACCACTAACCCCCTGCTGCAATGCTGACGGTCGGTTGGCGTTTGCCGCAGCCAGCGCCGCGCTTTGCTGTGAAATCTGACTCATGTTGTTGGCGTATGTCTGCCCAGCGTTTGCCTGACCTTGCAACGCACCAAGGCCAATGTTTGCCAGATTCTGGTAGTTGTTCATTTGTCCAGATAGCCATTGCTGGCCAAGAGTTGGTGCGATTGTTGCTAACTGATTACTGGTTGCGGTGGAACCTAATCCACCTGTTGCTTCCGCTGCCGCCAGACTCTGATAGCGCGCCTGACCAGCAAGGTCTTTGTACTGCTGAGAGTTGTAATACTGGTTAAGCGCCTGACCTTGCCCCTCCAGAGACGATAAGTTCTCGAGGCTGCCGACATACTTCCCAGCCAGAGGAGTAAACGGCTTCAGGTTGTTCATGATGGTGTTGAACTGCTGATTTTGCAGGTCTGCGGCATACTTCTGGGCTTCTGCTGCATACTTTGCGCTTTTATCGGAGCCACCTTTTCCGCCTTTTTCAGGGCAATAAGGTTCCTCGCCACGCAGTTTTCTGCCCAGCTTAAATGCATATAACATGGCTATCTCCCGTGCTTCAAGAAGTCGATTAGTTCTTCGCGTGTGGCGCTGTAAAACGTCACGTCATCCACGCCTTTGAAGTATTTCTTGATGGTTCCTACACGCTTAAGGCCAATCATTGCGCAGTACATCTGCCCGTGGCGGAATTTGCGTGCAGCGAACGATGTGACGCACTGAACGGTGGTGTTAGTCAGAATGTATCGCCAGAACGCCAGCCCGATTTCCTTGCTGAAGCCGCGAATCTCTGGCAGGTACATGGCGTGGCAATCAAAGGTCAGCGGCTGAATCTCCTGATAGTAAACAATGCCGCCGAACTGCCCGTGCACGTTCACCTCAAAGTAACGGCAATCAGGTTTGTAGTCGTATCCATCACCGTTGTTGCTACCAGCGATAATGTCAGGGTGATTTCCGACTGCTTCGATCAGGTCGATGTTTCGCGTTGGTTTGAACTGAATCATCACTGCTCCGCGATTATCTTGATGGTTGTGGCAGTAAACGCCGCCCCATTTGACTGAATGGTTAACGTACTGCCATTTGTGGCAAGAAAGCCGTCTTTATCCACGCTGAAGAACGTAGCTAACAGGATGTTGTCGGTTGTCGTCGCCGCATTACGACTGCTGACCAGTGTGTCAGGAACAGAGCCGGAAAAGGTTAGCTGCATTGACCTGTTTGCGGTTCCGCTGGGCCACGTCCCGACGATCGACAGTTTGAAGAACAAGGTTTTGTTCTCGTTGAACACAACCATCTTGTTGTTAGCAGTGTCGAAGAATGGTGCCAACGCGCCAGATGACGGCGTGAGCGTTTTCAGCAGGCTAACAAGGTTGGTCGGCGCTGTCGGAATGGTTACTGATACGCCAGAGTAAACAACCTCTGACTTTTTGCGAGTAGTGGCATACTCCAGAGCATCAATGCGCGTTTCATGGTCTGAAACCTGCGACTCCAGCGACTGAACTCTGGTATCAAGCGACGCAATATCGCTTTCATTCTGAGCGATTCGCGTTTCATGTTCCTGAAGAGTTGATTCTGCCTGGCTGATTCGCTCCTCATGATTAACAAGCGTTGCTTCCGCAGCAGAAATTCGCTGCTCATGGTCAGCGAGAATCACATCCTGCTCATCGTTCCTGACTTGTGCGTCATAAGCGCCCTGTCCGGCCTCGTTGGCCTTGTTAGCCACGTTACCAACATCAGTGCCCTGTGCGATAACGTAAAGCAGATACGACTGCGAGAAGATATTGCGTGGAAGAACTGATGTGTCGAGTCGTGTAGCCTGAATGATTACCGGCACATTGAGATTCGAATCCGCCATTACTCAATCCTCTGCCTTGCAAACTCTCCAAAATTTTCTGCTCTTGCCATCATTGATGCTGAGATAGCTTCGTCCAGGTCATCGAAGCATCCAACGTGAACCTGTTTTTTATTTTTCTTGAAAGAAACAGTCCACTTGCAGAGATTTTTGTGCCAACAGACACCCGGATATCCTGACTTATTATTTCTTTGAATATTCCTGTTCATCCCATTCTGGGATCTATTTGCCAATCTTAAATTTGAAAATCTGTTATCCGTTCTGTCTCCGTTAATATGATCTATTAAGCAATTTGCAGGTTTTCCTGTCATATAAAACCAAGCAAGCCTATGCGCTAAGTATCTCTTACCACAGACCATTATCCTTAAATAACCAGTGCACATGGTTCCCGCTTCATCACCAACGGTGACGCTCGCTGTATTTGATATTTTTCGGGTAAAAACCCCGGTTTCTGGGTCATATGATAAATGACGCTTCAACTCTTCATGTGAAATCATTATTACTCCAGCCTAATAGAGCAGCCAGACAGAGTGACAGGTGACTTCGTGATAACGCGCAATTTGAAGCCAACATTTTTCCTGATGCGCCCTACTCGCTTCCACAAAACACGTTTGTCGTAAACGAACGGTTCATTCTGCTCAATCATCTGCTCACGCCCGTAATTGATGCCGTCAGTGGTTGCAGAGAGGAACAGGCGGTCAGCGTACTGAGCGACACCCGTCGATGATTCAACTTCCAGATCGAAGCATCTGCCGTTATCCGCTTTGAACAACGGAGTAAACAGAAGGTGTTCCTGTTGCTTGTCGTACTGGCTGCTGATGTCGAACTGCAATTTCCCGGTCACCGATTCCAGCTTATCGCCGCACGTTATCTGATTGCCTTCGTAAATGAAGTCGATAGCGCGGTACACATCGTCATACAGGCCTGTTTTCAACACACACCATTGCGGACCATTGGCGCTTGAAGATGCGTCGTACACCAGAACATGGCGCGGAAGGTGGATAATCAGCAGTTCATGCGCATCAAATCGCAGCGATTCCATCACACCATCAGCCAGTTCATCAGCAGTGTAGGAGCGTAGTATTTTCTCAATGCTCGCGCTGGCGATTGGTGATACCTGACCGGAGCCGATGATATACACAGACGGCGCACCTGTTGCCGGATTGCTGATGAACGCATACGAGTCAGCAAACGGCGTTTTGCAGTAAGTCCCGGCAATGCCTTTTTGCACCATCAGTGATGGCTGTGCGACATACAAAGCAGCACCAACGGTGGTTGCGCCAGTAAGGGAGAAATATTCAATAGTCGATGAACCAAAGCAGACGATGAAGTCTCGCCATGTCCCGATACCGATGATGCCGTCCGGCTGAGACTCGGCACGATATTGTGCGCTGTAGCGGTCAGGGTGCGATTCGTCTTCAAGGTCAGTGATAAACCATGAATCAGTGCCGTCTTTTGACCACGCATAACGCCCACGTAAGCGCGTAATGTCGCGGACTGAACCTAACTCATACTGCGTGAATCCGCTGTCTGTAGGCCAGTTTGAGACGGTTTTAACCGTGCCATCATAGCGATACTCGACCAGTTGACCATTAACGCCTACTGCCTGTGATGTCCTACCGTGTGCCATTGATACGCGACCACTTCCGGCAACATCACCGACCTCGCTTTCGCCCTTATACAGCTTGCCGCCACACACGCGATATACAGCATTCTGCGCCATGTTGTACTCGACGCCGCGCGATACGCCGTTCACATCAGAACGTTTGGCAATGCCCGGGAATGAGCGAAGATATCCGCTGCTGTTAAGGATTTCTTTGGGTGTAGCCAACATATTCACTGGCAGATAGTCGATATAGTCGGCGTTTCGAAAGTCTTTGCCGACACCTTTCATAAGCGGAAGTTGCTGAATCGGCATTTATTCACCTCACGTACTCGGATCATCTTTCTCGATGTAAAACCGATTCCACGTAAACGCGCTTTTGTTACCACTACCGCGAGGCATGTCATTTCGCCGCTCAAGTGGTGGTATTTTGGTTAAAGCGATACAGATTGTTTGATATGCACTGTCAGCAGCGGTAAGGAGAGCGTCTGACGGCTGAATGACGTTATCCATGCACACTTGCACAGCGAGTTTCAAAGCGACGCCATCATTTGCCCATGCAGGGATACCTGAATCATCGTCAGGTAACGGCATGATGCCGTTTTCTGTATCAGCAAACTGATACCCAAGCTCGATACCTTTCGCCTGCCATGCTGCCATCATGTCTTCGAGGTCATTAATAGCATCTTCAATTGCCTGAGGGTCAGCATCTGTCAACGTGGCATTGGAATACAGCCCGGCTTTTCGTAAAGCCTTTAGAACGAGATCACCCTTCGTTTTCGCCATCTTCTTCCTCCTTAGCCACTTTTTGCTTCGTTGCGGTTTCTTCAGGAGTTTTTACCCAGCCTTTTTTCAGGTGAGATTTAACTTCTTCGTCATCAACAATGATGTAATCGACAGCAAACTGACCACAGGTGATCATGTTGCCCGGCTTATAGAGCATTGTTCGTGCCATTGTCTTCTCCCAATAAAAATGGGGCCGAAGCCCAACTAAAATTACTGCCCGGCAATAACGATGCCCGTATATTCAGGAACAAGTACAGAGCAACCGTACAGAGTGGTGAAACGCGCAGTGGTTACGCCTTTGATGTGGTCGAAGGCGTAAGACATGATCAGCGTAGCGCCCTGCTCGGTGGTTGCTGTCATTACCTGTGGACCCTGACCAGTCGGGAACGCCAGTTTGCCGTACATCAGCTCAACAGAACCATCAGCCCAGAACAGGTTAGCCGGTGCGGCATTTTTGTTGAGAATGGTAATTGCTGCACCATTTGCCGCGTTAGCATCAACGTTTGCATATGGTCGGCTGGCGACATCCGCGTTGTCAGGCGGCAGAATTTTCGGGGAGATAGTTACTGTCGTTCCGCTTACAGCCAGAACGCGGAATACCTGCGGCTGCCCGGTGGTATCTTTGGTGATCTGATGTACGGAATTCACGCCAGCAATGGTGAACGCATCGCCAACCTGCAAACCAGATGCAGATACCGTAATGGTCCCCTGTCGGTTATCCACTGGCATATCGTTGACATCTTTCGCTTCAACCTTGTGCGCAGGTTCAGCCGCCAGTGTCAGGGAAGTTGCTGTACCCTTCGGAACACGACCAGAAATATCGGTCTTGTAGCTATCGAAGGACGCAACCGGAGGGATCTGCGCTTTTTCGTATGCCGTCAGGGTTGCGCCCTGAGCATAGGCACGGTGACCAAGCTCGCCAGCAAGGTCTTTGTAGTTGAAGGGGTTCCAGAAAGAGCGACGGTTGATACCCTGAGGTACACCAATCGCCGTCATGGTGGCATCAATACCTGCCGCACAGTTCCACAAATCACGGCCCTGTGAACCAGTGGTTGAGTCAGCCATTGTGATCACGTTAGTAGCACGCTGCGTGACCATGGAAATCAGGTCAGAGTCAATCTGTGCAGCAAGGCGCATACCTGCGGCGCGACCAGCTTCAGTTTTATGCTCAGGGTCACGCATTTCACGCGCATCCAGAGTGTACAGAATGTTTTTCGGCTCCTTGAACACAGAAGGAACAAGGCGCTGAACCAGTGCTGTTGGCGTTTTGCTGCTGAGGTCGAGGCCTTCCTCAATGTTCATGTGGTAATGCTGCGGACGATACAGAACATCACCTGCTCGCTGCATTGCTGTATCACCGGGACGGAATTTTTTAGCGTTACGGGAAACTACGCAGGCGGCCTCAAAGCCTTCAACGTAGTTTTCGAACATGATTTCAAGGTCTTTTGCTAATTGGTTAGCCATGCTTAATGCTCCGATAGGTTATTTTTTTGCCTTTTTAGCGGCGAAATACGGCGTCCAGTCACCAGTTTCCAGCGCCTTGGCTTTCAATTTGTCGAGGTTGTTGATTACTGCGCCGTTGCTCCCCTTAACCGTCGGGGTTGTGGCTGCCGTGGTTTTTGCTTTTGGCATGATTCTGGCCTTCGATTCGATACGTTCCAGCAGACGACCAATTGCTACGGGGTTGGTAGCTTCTGCCAGTTGCTTGCGCAGTTCAGCGTTGCGACCAAGCGCCAGAACAACGATTTCCGGCTTCTCTGACTCAAACAGGATCGCGTTTTGTGTCTCGATGGGAACTTCCTCGAGTACGGCCTGCTCAGCTTCCTGATAGCCAGGAACTTTGAGAGCCTTAACACGTTGCTGATATTTGGATAATCGCTCTTGATAGGCAGCCTGAAGCTCCTGCTCCTTCTGCTTGCGAGCCATCTCCTGTTGCTGGTACTTGCCGTTATCCTCTGCCCACTTAGCCATGCGTTGCTGGTAGATTTCTTCATCGAACCCGATGTCCTCATCATCCAGTTTTGGCATTCGCGGTGGTTGAGTGATTACCGGCTGCTGCTCGACGGGTTTCTGAGACTGACGCATCAGCTCTTTCAGCTCGCGGTCTTTCTCTTTAATCGTCTTGCGCAGGTGTTTTACCAGTCCATGCTCTGCGCCATCTTCGCTGGTTGGCGAATCCAGCTTTTCGTCACCAAAGTAGAATTCCTGTTCTGATTCGTCGTCATCAGTTTCAGTAGCTTCCTCTGCATCATTGCCGGAGGACTCACTGCCATCTTCTGTTTCGACTTCTTCAGCCAGTTCGACATCATCAGGAATCTGCTCTGACGCGTCGGTTTCGATTTCAACTTCTGGTGTGTTTTCTGCCATCTGGTCCATTTGTTACCCCTGTTTACTCGATGTTCAGCCCATCGGAAGGCAATAGGGTGCAAGGCCTCATAAAGACAGCCATTGCACGTTATGGGTTAATTACTGCTGTGGTTGTTGCTGAGTTGATTTTTGCAGGATGCTGCTGATGTCCATGCGCTGCGCATGGCCCTGTGCCTGACTTTTCAGGACAAGCTCTGCATCAGCACGGGCATTATCTCCTTGCTGTTGCTGGAACTGTCCGAGCAGTTTCAGAGCCTCGCGGATATCAGATTTCTGCTGACTATCGGCAGATGCGAGGATTTTCACAACATTTGCCGCTGCAACCTGAGCATCAGTCTGTGCCTGGAATGCTTTAACCTGAATGGCTGCCTGTTCGTTCTGCGCTTTCTGCAATTCAGCCTGACCAGCAAGAAGCTGACCTTGCGCTGCAACCATAGCCGGATCTGGCTGACTGGCCTGTTGTTGTTTCGCCTGTTCAACCATCTGCTGTTCTTCAGGCGTTCTCGGCTTGATAACGCCAGACAGAAGCAACTGATTGCGGTTGTATTCTTTCAGGTCTTCCATCCCTTCGCCGTCCATATTGTCGAGAATAAGAGACGATACAAGGTCATGCTTCGGCGTTCCTGGTGGGATAAGTGCCAGCATGGAAAGTAACGACTTAACCGTTGCATCACGGCGAGTAGCGAACGACTGACCGACATCGACAGTCACTTCATAGTTGCCCTGCGAAAGGTCATTAAGCGCGATAACCTGCCCTGTCTGACGGTCAACCACTTCACCAGTCATCAGAGCCACGTCATCGCTGCCGTCCTCATTAACGATACGCATCGGCGTATCACTGCCATAGACCTCACGCGCCATAGAAAGCCACACAACGCCAGCGCGACGCATGGATTTAGCCATGTTGTCCATGTAGATATAGGACTGCGTATCCATCCGGTTAAAGATGCTATCAACGGTATCGGTGGCAACGTTGCTCGGCATGTTCTCAAGCTGCGACGCACCTGTAATTTGCTGAATAGCCGTTCCGGTGTACTGCAATAGCCCGGCAAGAGCAGGAGGCATTTGTGTTGGAGGGGTCCAGCCAGCAACCTGAGCCTCTGAAATGACTGTTCCGTTTTTGTCCTTCTTGCTGGTCATAGGAAGAACTGCAGGTCTTTTCTTATTCCTCTCTGCCCAGTGATTCATTAATGGACCGGGAATGAAATCAACATCCACGATAGGAATGCCATCACCGCCAGCCTGAGTAGCGTTATCTGCAATCATGGAAACCATAAGGTTCTCAAGACGCTGTGCATCCATCGCTTTTGCAGCGTGGCCTTCGATTCGCTCCTGATTATCAACAAATGAGCGACGCCCATATACCGGGATGAGAGGAATATGTTCACCCGGAATACGCTTCGGTTCTTCCAGCCATTCAGCGCCAGACAGAAGACCGCAATAAACGCGGCGCTTCTTCACCGTTCGCTCGCCAATCAGTTCGAATGCACCATCGGTCAGCTCGTCGACAATATCTTTGATTTGCTCTTCATCATAGATTGCCGTTTCTCCGCTAACAGGGTTGCGCCACGCCGTGAGCTTCACCTTCTCTATGCGAACTTCGTAGTAACGTCCAACATAGATGGCGTCAGGCGTTGACCAGTCATACTGAGTACCAGTGTCATCCCGAGAAAGGCTTGCCGCAATGGAATCAGGGTATTCAGCCTCGAACGCTTTAGGCGTCATGGAGAACATTTCCATAGCCCACATAGCATCAGAGCGGTCATATTGTTTGCTGTCCTGATCGAAGAAGACGCATGTCGCCGGGTCGTAAACAGGAAGAAGGCTGATGCGTCGCTGCTCGTTACTTGGGTCCATTTCATCTTCGTAATCGGCACACATGCGGAAACAACCGAATCCGCCCGTTACAGCATCATCAAATGCGTTATCACACGCTTCGCCACCGGATGTTTCCTGATAGTCAGCGCGGAATTTGCCGTTCATCTTTTCGGCTAACGCTTCCGATGCCTTATCGTCCTTCGGCCTGAATTTAACGCTGATGCGATTCTGTCGATACTCGCCAATGATGCGATCACATTCACGGGCAATCTTATTCAGTTCAAAGCGCGGGTAATGCTCAAACCTGCCTTCATCAAATGAGTAACCAGCGTTTGTGCTGCCTTCCCACTGTGCGCCGGACACCCGGACGAAACGTTGAGCCTCAATAATCTGCTCACGCATATCCTGCGTTGCTGACCAGGCATTATCAAAGTTGCACAGCACCTTGCGATGCCAGTCAGTCATCTTTTTTTCTGCCATATCAACCTACACCACAAGGAATTGAGTAACTGGAATAGTCGGGTTGCGCAGCCGACTCCGGGCAATGCATACACATCATCAGCGCATCAGCCAGGTTAGGAGATGGAATACCGAGCTTCTGCTTCATTTCGACCTTAGTCATTAGCTCCAGCTTCCCGTTGTTATTGAATTTGCGCTGAATCTGCGTCAGTTCTGCAAACAGCTTCTCCAGCATCTTCTCGCCTATCGCTTCTTTGTCGAAACTCAGCATGTCGTCGGGGTCTGCATACTCACCGTAAACAACCGCCCGATATGTCAGATACAGCCTGTCAGCCAGCGCGTAATAGAATTGCGCTCGCTTATTGCGGAACACATCACCAATAGTGCGAACGTTGTCGCCCTGTACGACTTCATCAGCCCATGCTCCGGCCTGATACGGCGCATCTTCATCGAATGGCGATTCACTGCCCTTGAACATCGTGGCGGTGATTTTCTTGCCGGAGAACGCTTCCGTTGTCTGTCTGCGTAGGCCCGCACCAACACCATCACCATCCCACAGGTAATGGTCAGCACCGTCTTCAATCGCCAGCGAAGTTGCCCAGTCAGCACCTTCATTGATGTCCATCAGCAGACCTTCGGCAATGCGCTTAACAACCGAACCGTGACGCGATGCATAACCTTTAGCATCCGGCCCTGTATCTGACGGGTCATGCGCAGAGACAACAGCGCCTTTCGCTTTCCATCCGAGTTTCTTGTGCGCATCGGTTGCGGCTTCAAGCCATTCACGTTTGATGATTGCCATATCACTTGCGCTTACTGGCTCACCAAGCCAGATGTGACGATACAGTGTCGGATTTCTGCGTTTGCACTCTTCCATCTCCAGACGGAGAACTTCAGGAAAGTGCGGGTTGTCGGTGTAGTTCACCGTCAGCAGACAAATATCATCGGGAGGATTTACGACGAATCGCTGATAGGTATCGTCGAGTATGTTCTTCGGGTTAAAGCTCACCCATATTTCGGAAAACGGCTTGCGGATGGTTGGTATCAGGATATCCCATGATTCCTTCGTTACCGCTTCCGCTTCTTCCACCCAGCAGATATCAATGCCTTCGAGCGATTTAATCTTCGTCGGGTTGTTTTTGATGCCGTAGAACATGAATTCAGCATTCGTTCCGAGATGACGAATCATGGAACGCTGAATTTCAAACTCAGCCGAATACCCTTCACGCTCGATGGTATCTTCAAGCAGCCGGATTACCGAATCGCTGATACTGTTTTGCAGTTCACGAGCGCAGAGAATACGCACTGGCTGACGACGCGCCGCTTCAACAAGCAGCCTAGCAATTGCCCATGACTTACCGCTACCTCGACCGCCTTTGGCGACTTTGTAGCGATGCGCCTCAATGAACGGTTCAAAGATAGGATTAATCGAGGTCATTTTCCGAATAGAGTGCTCATCGGTGATGTTTCAATCTGGATTGCGCCGCCGTCTTTGCCGACAAGCTCGTTAGTTACCTTGTCGCCATACTTACGGGGATTCATTCGGGCCAGCGCCCATTTGCGGGTATCAACGCGAAGTCTTGCCTTTGCCACCTCAGCAGCATCTGGAATCGCATTGTCAGCAATTTCGAATATCTCTTCGAAAATAGAATCAGCTCGTGCCTCAGTTGCCTTCGCGTACTTGTCTCTAAATTCTTCATGCTCTGACAGCCAGCGAAATACAGTAGCCTTTGCTGGCATGCCGGGGCGCTTGCAAACCTTAACCAGACTTTCCCCGGAGGCAAGCAGCGCACAGATATCATCAGCCACCTCCGGCAGGTAATCCGAAGGGCGACCGACATTCTTTTTCTCAGTCGCCATATTGATTATTTCCCTTCTGCTTGCTTATCCCATTCATCGCGGAATTTGGATGGGTTGTCGAAACCTTGAGTTGCCATGTTTATGCTCCGGTAGTGAACAGGTCTAACGCTTCCTTCGATTTACGCACCGCTTCGATAGTTCTGGTCGTGATATCTGAATTAGCGCCGCCTGACTGGAAGTGAATTTTGAATAGCTCAAGCTTCAGCTCGTCAGTGCCAATGAATTGAAATGCTTCCTCTGCGGCTGCGTTCTGGTTCATGACCAGTTTGTAAATCTCTAGCTGGAATTTCTGTTCTTCAGTCATGGGAATAATCTCTGCCATTATTGGCTCCGTTTATCCGTTAAAAGGGATATCAGTTAAGTTATCCCGTGCAGGGTATAAGCCATTATCAAAGCCACTCTGTAGGGAATGGCTTTTGTAATAACTACTGTTCGCTTATCTTCTGCTTCAGCAAGTAACCTTCGAGCATCCAGATTTTGTTTACAGCATTCTGCCGGGCAATCTTCCGACCAATTTCTGCATCAAAGTTTTCCGGGCTTGCACAGGCACTCTCTCCGGTGACGGTGAAGCCATTCTTCAGCACCAGTACGCAGAAAGTAAGGAGGTCTGTAGATTTATGCGCTGTCCACGCATCGCCAACGCCCATATTGGCGGCACGAATACCGTCATAAGCAGTAAAGAAATGCTCTTCAAGAATGATGCTTTCGATATATTGGGGCGTAACGCGCGGTGCCGTTTTGCCTTTCTCAACGATTTCTTTTTCGATTTGCTGGTCGTTCATAATTATGACCCTGTAGAGTGGTTGCTTGATTAGGATGTCTTTCCATCAGTCCGCCACCACAAAGAATCTTTTTTGCCATAAGGCTGGAGGTTCATCTTTCAGTGGCTGCCAGTGTTATTTCCCCACTTACTGGCTTGGGTTGTTTCGCTGTACTGCCGTAATGCAAAAACTGGATTAACCTGCGAAATCACACCATTCCGGGCAAATACATTTGCACTTCATTTGCCGCTCTCTCACGTGCAACATGAAGCAATCTTTTTCGCCCACCAACGCCCCACTTAGCCATTTGGCTTGCGCACTGGCTTATCGCTTTGGTTTCAGTATTGATGATGTGATCGATTCTATTCAGACGGGACATTGCGCCAACGCCGAGACGGACAACCGTTTTGAAAACTTCATAAACTTCGATTTCAAATTCCGGCTTAATCCATGCTGCATATCTGATTGCCAGAAGTTCAACACCCCACACACCTGGTTCTGCACCACCTTTGATTATTTTAAGTGGTTGAATTTGTTCCAAAGTGCTTTTTTGCACTTTGGCCTCCAGTGCTTTTATGAAGCGTTTTATCTGCGCGCTACGCAAAAACTGGCTTGGGCGCTGTTGCTCTGTAGCCTCTCCATTTGCAACTGCTGCTGCATGGAGATCGTTTAAGTTGTAGCGTCCATCCTCATCAACACGAACGGACACGCCATTGACAATAACTGTTGGGTACTTCATCAGTGATCACCTTTTAGTGATGAACCTTGTCACACAGGATTCCGGCCCACAGAAAGGCACCGATCACCAAACCGGCATCCTCAAGGGTCATCCTGAAAGGTTCTGTGTTCATAAGTCGCGCGTGTGAAGCGCGTTTACTGCGGACATAAAAAAGCCCCGCATCGCGAGGCTCATTAAATGGACTTTGTGATTTGCAAAAAAAATTATTTCAGGCACTGAGTCCTGATGTATTCCTGCAGGTAGTTAACCTGCGCGGTTATCCTGTCGATTCCACTTCGGAGACGGTAATAATTGAGTTCAGCATCTGCTGTAAGTCTTGGGCTTTCTCCATCGCCCATGCTGCTGGCTCCGGTCGTTGACTTTGCACAGGTGGCGGCGACTTGCAGGCGCTTACGACCAGCAGAAACATCAGCACGGAGACTTTCGATAGTCGCGTTAGCATCAGCAAGCTCCTTTGTGTATCTGGCGTCAAGTTCTGCTACATCACGTTGACGCTTCTGCATGTCAGCGATTGTGGATGTGGCCTTATCGCGCTGCTCTTTGTAGGCGATGGCGTTATCACGGTAATGATTAACCGCCCATGACAGGCAGACGATGATGCAGATAACCAGAGCGGAGATAATCGCGGTTACTCTGTTCATTGCTGACCCCACAAACAGATTTCACGCTCAATCTCACGACGAGTCATGAGACCTTTCCATTGCTTACCGCCAGCATATGTCCAGCGACGTAGCTGATCACATGCGCCTTTGATATCGCCCTGGTTTATTTTGCGAAGAAGCTTCGATGTTCTGAAATTGCCTGTGCCCACGTTATAGACGAACGAGTAAAGAGCGCCGCGCGT